CTTCTTTGATGTTCTCAATCAGGGCGGTCATTTCGGTATTCATGTTCTTTTCCTTCATTTCCTTAGTTTATACCTTAGTATAGACCATAGAACAGGGTTTGTCAAGGAAAATCGTAGCTCCTAAGTCATTGATTCTAAAGGAAATTCAAAAAAAGTTAGCCATTAGCCAGCCCGGGCGACTGAGGATATTGGTCAGGTTCGACCCGTTTATAGTTATCATCCCAATCAAATGCTTCCTTGACCACATTATCAGATAAGCCCTTGTATTTACGGTGCAAATTCTTGTCTTTTGCAGCAATCAACAGTTCTGCCTCATCCTTATGAAGTCCCTCAAGCATCTGAACGAACATCATCTCACGTTTATTCCGAGCTAGCTTGGGGTTGCCACCCTTGATGAAGTGATACAACTTGCGTACCTCATGACCCAATAAAGTATGTTCTGTTCCCTCTGGAGCATCATTCTCCCTGTATGGGACATCTCCCTCTGGGAGCTCCCAAACAATCTTAGGGTCAAAGGAGGCCTTGCAAATCATGCGAAGTGCATCAGTCTGGTACTGCCTCAAAAAACTTACCTTTTCCTTCTTTGTTTTGATCTTAGAAACTTGCGTCAAAATCTCTGCAAAACTGCGTGTATATGTGTCGATTGCCATTAAAATTCTCCTATCGATTCAACGAGGTTACGCAACCTCTTCTGTGTAAAATAATTTAGTAGTTTGCTACGGTCACCTTCTGGTGCATCTTGGTATTCCTTAATACACTCCAAATACAACTCAGGTGGTGATTCTTTTAGATCAATCAATTTCTTGTTTCTCTGGAAATTGCGTTTGACCTCATCATTGGGAAATTCTCCCCCAACCATAGTCTGAATTTTCTTTCTACTTAGGGGTTTCTGACGAAGGCCATCTACAAAGGTATTGTCTGGGGATAACACATTAGGAATACCATCGCTACTGTCACCCTTCAAAACATGTTCATCTAGATATATTTCTGGGTCAATACCGTTCACAAATTTCTTGGTGATTGGACTGTACTGTGTTACATTACGGAACTTCTGCAACTGAATGAAATCCTTGTCACCTGACAGGATCAACGTCTTACCATTGTCGAACTCTAGCTCTCCACATAGTGCCGCAATGATATCATCAGCTTCTGCACCGTACACCTCAAGGTGTTTGTATGGGAAGAACTCTTTCAGTTCTGACTTGATTGCATTTAGCACTACGAAGATAGCATCCCAATCGTGAGAAGAAGTCTCTCGGCCCTTCTTACGGCTGTGCTTATACTCAGGGTAATAGTCCCTGCGCCAGTAGTGTTTGGAATCATAGCATAGAACCAGCTCACCATACTCATTGCAAAATCTCATGCGATACATGCGTATAGAATTGAGAATCATATGACGGACCATATCCCCATCGGGTGCAGTCTGCTTTGTCATGTGCAGATGCATCATTACGGATGCAACTGAAATTTGGTTCATGTCAACTAATATCATAATTATTCTTTCGTTCTATTTATTTATAACTGTCGCATTGAAGCTCATCATGCGCCGTTCACCTTCTACAGAGAAGGGATACACAAGATGCTTCAACCAAGATGGAAACACAAGAAACTTGCCCACCTCTGGTTTGAATTTTATGTTGTCAGATCGAAATGATTGGTTTTCACCAAATGAATATTCTATCAATCCCTTTGCGGGATAGTGATCTTGGAAATCTTCTTCCCACTCATCGTTCATTCCTTCTGGTACTTTCAGATAGACGCCAGCAGAGAAGTCTCCATTATGATGATGAAAGGGATTGAAGTCACCAGCATATTGACTTACCACCCAGCTCTGGGTCAGATGGATATTGTTGATAGTTGGTTTCTTTCCAGTACCCATTCGAGTCCAAGGATTATTTCTTTTCTTATCAATCATGTAATTGAGATAATCAAGGCATCCCTGTTTCATAGTCGTGAAAAGAAATGTCCTATCATCAGGGTCAGTGACAGGAATTAAAATCTCCTTGTTCACCTTACCGACAAGCTTGTGCGACCAATCCCACTTCTTACTCTTTTCATCACTAGAGAGAACATCATCAGCTACAGTGTTAACGATATTAACGAACCTGTCTGAAACTGTTGTCTCTAGGATTGCTGGGCTAAATGGTTCATGAAACGTCTGGGTCATCATCGTCTTCTACCAAATTGGCCAACTGAACAATAGTCTCAAAATCAACTTCAGTTTCGAATGTACCATCAGTCTCCTCAATCTCAACATATTCTTCCATGAACTTTTGCGTTATGTGTGGCATTCCCATACCTCTATATATAGCGCCGTTCACCATAGAAATAATCATTGCCATATCACGAATGAAATTTTTCTCACCAACACTAATACCATTCTCACTCATGGTGTGAATCATCTGCACCATCAAACTCTGGGTAAGTTCTTCAGCAAATTGAATGTCTTGCTGAAGTTCAATAATATCCCTATCAGGAAGCTTTACTTTTCTTCCGCTTTTTTCGGACCACGGGCCCTTTATCACGTTTTCCATTGGGGGGGTCTTTTGGTCGCTCATATCCATTATCCTCTTCAAGCATTTCTTGTGTATAGGTACATCCCATATCTGGGTAAAAAGTTCCTACGTTTCGTTTCGGTTGACCCTTGCGTGGACCATACCAATAGTAAGCTATTGCAACACATCTATTGCGTATTCTGTTTTGTTGATGTTCACCATAGAACATATCAATCCAAGTACCATCACGAAGATATCTTTGCATATTTCGAACATATCCTTCATGGCTAGCAAGTCTTGCTTCTGCGCCCTTCATTTTCTGTCGAACCGCAGAGCGCTCGGCCTTCACATAATCTTTCTGAACCTTGATCCAATCCTTAACTTTAGCAGGACTCAGTTGGTGATCATCAGGAAGATTACGCAAATTCTCAGCAATACCAGACATACCATAGTCTGGATTTTTTACTGCTCTTGCTTCTCTTGCCTTTGCAAGACGTTCTGATGCTGCAACCTTCTGTTCATCAGACATAGGTTTACGAGGCTTACGTTTCTTAGGTGCTTTCCACTCACTATTGTCTGTAGACACCGTAATTTTGCGTTTAACCATAATTTAACCCTCTAATATTAATCGAAAGATGCCATTTGCGAATATTGCAAGTGCCACAGAGTTAAGAATAATCAAAGAGCGATCATTCCACATAACTGCAACCCACAACCAACCAGAAACCCCAATAAACTGTAGAAACATGTTATAGGGATATAAGTCGTTAGTGGTCATAATCATTGCTACGATAAGAATGATTGATGACACCCACTTCAACCACCAACTTAATGGATGTTGATGCCTGAGTGGCGTCGAAGTCCGCGAAGGATTTTCATGTTCCTTCAGTTCCATATTAATATCCTTGTTCTTCCATTCGTTTTTCAAGATTACGTTTCTGCCTGCGTTTAGCTGCAGCACGTTCGTGTCGCTTCTTCTCACCCTTTGACATAAAGGACTCGCGTTCTCGTAACTCATTGAAGAATCCATCCTCAGTGAGTTTCTTCTTCATAATCCTCATCGCCTTTTCGACGTTATTATTTCTTACATCAATTCTCATCTTCCAATATCCTTTATGTTACTCTTACTTATTACCTGATACGGCCCTTTATTATATGCCGGGGCAATAGTAAAATTGTGTGGAATTAATTCTTTCTTCGGTGCAACACCCACTGGTATGTCATTCGACAAGGGGATTTGGTCGGAGTGAGAAGATTCGAACTTCTGACCCTCTGCTCCCAAAGCAGATGCGCTACCAGGCTGCGCTACACTCCGTAAATGGTGGAGTCGAGCGGGATCGAACCGCTGACCTGATGCTTGCAAAGCACCCGCTCTCCCAACTGAGCTACGACCCCCTAGTCCCATCTTTTTTAGAAATTTTGCGTGTTGACGCTCTGCCTCTAGGACAGAGGCCGACTTCTTTTTCTGTTTGCGCTTGCGAGTATTCGTAGTCGAATAATACACAGGCAATAAATGCATACCGCTCATAATTATAACTATATACTAATTTTTAGGATTTGTCAAGGAACATTATTTTACCAACTAGCCTTTTTAACCATTCGACACCCATAAATCATTTCGGTGTAATAATCACCATAATGATCTTGTATCGTGTGAGGCCATGTTTTACAGACCTCAACCCAATTATACCGAGGCGGATGAGTGTATCGACGATGGTGGTGGTGTTTATGATGATTATTGGCATTGGCAATTATTATACCGAATATTGTGCCGAAGATGACAGGGCCAACCCAATCGTTGTCTGCTTTTGCCACAGTAGGTGACATTAACATTACTGCCAAAGCAGTACCAATTAACAATTTCTTCATATTTCCCATCCTTCCTTCACTATATTAAACTTTAATATCGATTTTTTCGGATTCTTTAACGGCCTTTGCAACTAATTCTGAAATTGGAACCAATTCCTTTTCGCCATCCTTGTCCATTGACGTAGCAACAAAACCTTCTGTCTCAAGAGTATCGAGCATAGAAGAAACTATCCTCTCGACTCCAGAATTTGCAAAATAATGTCCTGCGAAATAAGCACCAAAAATACAACCCATAGCTAACGCAGTATGTATATAGACATCCATATCTGTATTTATCCCTTTAAATTTTCATCCTTTACATAGTATACAAGAAAAGGGTGGATTTGTCAAGTAAAAAATCAGCTAATAGACCAAATAAAAATCCAACCACAAACCACACCGCACAGTGTTTGATCAAATCACTGTCACAATATAGCGGAGCATATTTGAAATACTCATCTGATGCCTTGTGGCCTGTCCTCAATGAAAAAAAGTTCTTACTCATTATACTCTCCTATTTGGTTGTTGCGATAAAGACACCATTCCAATCAGGTTCTAGTGGTTGGGTCTTCATAAATTCACACCTTTCAATCCACATAGTATAGTAGTTCTTCATTCTACCATCAAACTCATTCATCAAATCATTACATAATCGAATAGCGTGATCAAAATGTTGGTCATGATAATATTCGTGCATGTTTTTGTGTTGGGTTTCTGCAAATCCCCAATTGGTATTCTTCATCATCCAATCCATCTCACTCAGGACGGTGTAGATACGAATACCCACAGTCTTACCTTTGACTGCCAGTTCATCTACCTTGAGGTAGAAGAAGTCATCCTTAGTCATGTCATAGGTAGATTCTCCTACCAGCAACAGACAACCATACTCCTTACACTTGGACTCGATACGAGCAGCAGTCGATACTGCATCACCTAGTACATCGTAACTATGTCGCATGGTAGAACCCATCTCTCCAAGATAACCAAGGCCGGTGTTGATACCCGCACCCATTCCTATAGGTGGTTTACCTTCTGCAACGATCTTGTCGTTAAACTTCACTACTGCATCTAACATCTGTAGTCCAGTTTTAACTGCGCTTCTTGGGTGGTCTGGGTCATCTATAGGTGCGTTATGAATATGCATAGACGCATCACCGATATACTTGATTACCATACCATTTGAATCTAAAATAGGTTGTGTGATTGCATCCATGTATCCATTCATAATCTCAGTAAGACCCTTGACATCATCACCAAAGCTTTCACCCAACGGTGTGAACCCACGAAGGTCAGAGAAGCAAATACTGATCTCCTTCTTCATACCATCTTTGATAAGAGAGGGGTTCTCCTGTAGCAACCGAACCACGGTAGGTGATGCGTAACCAGCAAACTGTTTCTTGATTTCCATCTTCTGCTTGTATTCTTCCATGAACCGTAGGAACGCAGCAATGGCCCAAACTACAAACATAGTAAGGATAGGATAGGACCAATCTACTAGATAACTGTACTCTGTGAACAGGTAGGATGACCCGTAGAAGGAACCAACAAGAAAAATGGGTAGTAACACTGCACCAAAATACCATGCGAGTGTGAGAACCACTGATGCTAAGATTAATGCTCCCACTCCACTGGCTACAAGTTCAGCAAGATCAGTCCAGAATGGACGGGTTATATTTCGGCCCGTCATCATGGTAGCAAGTGATGCACCTATAAGATCATGGGACTGTATGACCCCTACAGGGGTTGCTACGGGGTTATCTAGACCAGAAGCAGTCATACTTAGTATCACAATTTTACCTGTAAGGTCTGGTAATTTTTCATGCAATGCATATACTGTCGTCTTCCATTTGAAGTCTAACCAAATATTACCATTTGCATCTGTATTGATTATCTTGTATTTCGGTATGCGTAATTTCTCTACACCAGCAACACTTGTCTTTATCTGATACGATACATCCCCGGCGGCCATGCGTAGGATTTCCATGCTCATAGATGGATACAATTTTCCATCCACTGCGACCACCAAGGGCATGCGTCTGACTACACCATCTGATTCTGGTGCAATAACCATCATACCAACGCCGTTAGCATTCTTTGCAAGTTCTGGTATAGGACCAACTACGCCCGCATAGTTATATACCCAAGGAGTCCAATCCTTACCTATAGCTGCAACACCACGCACTACACCAGAATTACTGTTGTCATTACTAGGTATTTGTCCTATGATGGTAGGAGTTTGTTTGAGGATATCAGCAAAGATTTTATCTTTACCACCACGGTCTGGGTCTGCAAATAAAATAGGTACAACGACAAGACCAGCGCCTGCTTCATAGAGTTTGATAATCTCTTTACCAAGTGTCTCTCTATCCCACGGCCACTGACCACGTTCTCTAATTGTCTGATTGTTGATTTCAACAGTAACGATGTTGTCAAGTATTTCTGTTGTCTGATTTCGTTGATGTTGGTCCATCGCCTTTAGACGAACCATGTCTAGGAACCACGGGTCTGCAAAGCGCAATCCACACAATACTAAAATCACAAATAATGATATAATCCACTTTTTCATATTAGTCCTGTGTTACTGAAACTGAACACCCACCACTGGAGTAGCAAGTACCTGACATTGAATAATTTTGAGC